TGGAACACTTGCGGGTCGGCCATCAGCGGCATCATGGTTTCGACAGCCTGTTCGCGCTTGCTGTTGTAGCCTGGGCCAGTGTCCATCACCACGTCATACAGGCCGACGGTCACGTTGTTCATGACTTCGCCGGTCGCTTCAGCCTGGTTAATCGTCACCATGTCCGGTTTGCCGTCCACGCCAATAATCCGCAGCACTCGCTCGGTGTCGTAGATTTTCGGGATCAAGTCCAGGATGATTTTGCCCGTGTGCTTGATGCTGCGGGTCATGTTGTCGTAAAAGTGGAAATTCGACAGGTCAACTTGCTGTTGCTGACCCTGCAACGCCTTGCCCGAAATGTTGCCAGGCAACGCTTGGGACGGGTCAAATATGCCCAGCACCGTTTTCAGGTCGTCAGCAATAGCGCCCGCGGCCACCATAATGCCTTCGGGTGGCGGTTCCGGCTGAATGCGGGTTGGAACAGGGGCGGGAACGCCCTCAATGTCCTTTTGCTTGTAGCGCAAAACCGGCGTTGACTTGATGTTGGCCATCGCCCATTCGGATTCGTGGCCCTCATCTTGCCCCTCGGCCAGCAACCACTTGGGCTTGGGCGCCAAAGCAATAGATTCGGTCATGCTGGTGCGCCAAAAGTTGTACATCCGCTGCGGGTCTTTGGCAAACCGCACCAATCCATACTTTTTGCGCTTGCCCTCGACCACCACCTGGGCGCCGTAGCACGGCACAATCGGAATGTATTTGCCTGGCCACTCGCGTTCTTCCAGCACTTCCATCGCGGTCAGCTTGCACCACTTGACCTTTTTACGGTACGACGGGCGCGTATCCATAATGGTAATGTTGCCCGCTTCCAGCACTTCAGCCGATGGTAGTTCATCCTCATACACTTTGGTGCCGTCAGACAGCAGCACCAGCTTGGATTTTTCACGGACAACGTGCCAATACTCGGCCACGCGGATGTCCTCTTTAGTCACCCATTCAGCGTCCGAATCGCCGGTCGATCTAGCGGTAAAGTTCGCGCCGTCATCCGCACCAGGGTATTGCTGACGAAAATCATGTTTCGCCATGACGCTAGTAATCAAGCAACGCTCGGCATCCGACCCATCGGGTGAAACGCTGTTCGGGTCAAAGTAAACCGAAAACGGGTCATCGACCGGCTCGATGTAAATTTCCTGGTCAAACGAATCTTCCGACACATAGTTGGTCGTGATGCGCCAGTAACCCCAGCCCATCTTGACCGCGTACTCGAATGCGGTGTCGTAGGCGGTGTCGGCGTTGGAATTGACTTCGATGTGGCGGGTAATGCCTTCGATCACCTGGGCGATTTTTAGGTCGCCTTCGTTGTTGACCGGATGCACCTTGATGCGGGGGCGTTGCTGGCGCTGCTGGTTGGTAACCTGGCGCACATAGGCGTCGATCTTGTTGATGGTCAGGCATGGGCGAGCTTCTAGGTTGCGGCTGTTTTGAATCTCGACCGGCCATTGGTCGCCAGCAGCAAACTTCAAGTCGCCCAGGGCTTCGGCTCGGTTTTGGGAATCGGCCTCGCCAACCAATCGTAGGAATTTGATTGCGTCGCCAATGCGCTCGTCAACGTCTATGTCTTGCCGTGCCATGTTTTAGTCCTTTCAGCCCATCCACCCGCCAGCTTGGGCCATTACTGGCCGTTTTTTAGCTTTGGTTGGCTCTTTAATCATCAGTCCAATATAGCGGAATGCGTCGGCGCCGTGCGAATACTGGTCATGCAGCGGTTGCTTGCTGAATTGGCCGGTTTCAGGGTCAACGTCGTAGCGATAATGGCGCAAACAGTTTAATCCATCCGCACAATTATCGCGATCAAAATAGCAGTTTGGGAATACAGTTCTGGCGGCATTAATCGAATCCACCACGGGGACGCGATCCAGGATGCGGGTTTTGTAGCCCGCATTCCGCACAATGTCCTCAATCGACCGGCCCGCCGCGGCCAGTGTTTTCGATTGCGCGTCATGCGGTAGCCAGATGGTGTCATAGACATACCCGAAAGTTTGAAGCTCGGCCAAGTAGCTGGTCATTGTGCGCTGGTTATCCTCAAAATACCGGATTAAATGCGTTTCCATACCGACAAACTGGACAAACCACCAGGCCGTGGCGTCTGACCACCCAAGGTCGCACACCGCGTGAACGGGCTTGGTCGGGTCATACGGCACTTTGGTGATTCTATCCTCGGCCTCGGCCTTCATCATCTCGTTGGCAAAGATAGCGCCATCAACAGTCTGACGGCAAACGCCTTCCCAAACCTGCTGGTATTCCTCAAAGTTTCGGCCCTTTAGGGCTTCCATCTCAAGTTGCAGGGTTTCGGGGAACCAAGGGTTGTCCCAATAATTGATCTTGATGCTAATGCAATCCCGCGGCGGGTTTAGTACAAACCGCTGGTAGGTTTCGTCCGTTTCCAGTTCGGGGTTGAATGACACCCAAATCTCCGAATCCTGCTTACGGATGGTCGGGATTAGGGTTTTCCAGGATATGCGGCTAACGCTTTGCGCTTCCTCGACCCAGCAAATGTCCACGCCCTCAAACGACTTGATGTTGGTCGGGTTGTTCTTCAGGCCAATGAACGCAAATTCGGTGCCGTTGGCGCCGCGAATGCTGGCTTGGGTAATCTCATAAAAACCCAGCAATCCCAAGGCTTCGATCTGGTCGGACAGCAGCTTGTGGACAGAATCCTTGATGCTGATCTGAAACTCACGCGCACACAGAATCCGCATAGGTTTCTTGGCGCCCAGGATCAACAGCGCCCTGGCAATCCCCCACGACTTGGCGCCGCCCCGCCCGCCGTACAAAACCTTGTAACGGCTTTTGCGGAACAGTCCTTCCAGCTTGACTGGAAACTGGGCCTTGGCGACCGCCTGGTCAATGTTCGATGTCGCGCTCTGATCCATCGGGGCTTACAAACATGACTTGAATGCCCGCAAGCGGGGCGCCGTCCTTACCGGTTATTTCCTGCTCTACCTTGTCGCGCCAGCCCAGGACATTCTTGGCCGTAAAGATGGCGAACGTGCTGTTGTAAGCGCCCGTGATCGTCCCTTCGACCAGATTTGCCTCTTGCAAACTCTTAGCTATTTTATAGGCGTCGGAAAAACGCGGATGCTTTAGGCTTCCGTCCAGGTTTTTGGCGACCGACCAGTCGTGTAACGTGTCACGGCACACACCGATGTTAGTTGCAAATCGCGCAAGTGTCGGGAAAAAGCCAGGCAGGATTTGAGTAACCTCATTCCCTTTGGCGTCCTTGACCACAACTTCCCTGGTAGGCGGCTGCTTAAAGAATTCGATAAGTTGCTCGGCAAACTCGTCCGTGTATTTGGGCGGGCGTCCGGCACTCTTATCGACGGGCAGTACGGCTGGGGGCTGGTCAGCTTTAGGTCGCCCCCGCCGTTTGACGGTGGCTTCGGCGGTCATTTCTTATCCTTGGCTGGTTTCTTAGCGGCTTCGCGTTTGACCGAATAAGCAATGGCGACAGCCTGTTTGACAGGCTTGCCCGCTTTTACTTCGGCCTTGATGTTCTTTTCAAACGCTTTGTTCGATGTCGATTTGGTCAGCGGCATTGTCGGCTCCTTTGGATTGGCTTATTTCAGCCAGTACACGGTTGTACTCTTGGATGGCGCCGCTGATCTGCAACAGGATGGATTCGTGTTGCTTCGCCAGTTCTTGCAGTTCAGCCAGGCGTTTAGCAATTTGGTCAGGTGTCATTTGTTTTTTGCCGTTTTGGCACTTTGTTTAAAGGCTTTAGATGTGGGCGCACCAGGCGAACCTGGCTGACGCATACGTTCGGGGGTTTTGCCCGCGGCTTTCTGGCGCTCTATGCGCTCACGCTTGGCGTGGATTGCAGCATAAAGTCCTGGGCTGCCTGGTTTTTTCATTTATACGCTCCTACCGCTAAATTTAACGATTGATCGCCCATAAAATCAGCAACATCGCGGCATAATTCATAAAAATCTTCAAATCCAAAATCAGATTTCATGCGGTTAATAGCTTGGCACACCAAAATAGTATTAGCTGGCGTGTATCCAACGTCGCTGTTTATTCGTTCTATTGATACTGTATTAAGTTTGCCAGTTTCTAAAGTCATGGATCGCCCACTGTAAGCACAGATTCCCCACTGCGAATCCCAACAATCTACTATATCTTCTATCGTCAAATCGAATTCTTGCCCCCGTTTTGCCGCGCTTTTCCGTGCATTTTGTAAAAATATTTTTGCTCGGCCCTCGATTGTGGAATTTTGTTTGGCCCGTGACCGTTCGTTGCCTTGGTTGCAACATAACTTGCACCAACTGTGATAACCGTCCATTGTTTGAGCGTGTTTAAAAAACAAACCAAAAGGTTTATTGGTTTTGCATTTAAAACACGTTTTCATTAGTCAGTTCCCCCAGGGTTTTCAATTACGTCGTCCGGTGTGTCTAGCCTAGCCAGCAACATCCGGTAAATCGCCAGGGAAGTTTCAGCCTGAATTACAAAAGTTTGTGCTTTCTGTAACTCAGATTGAATTTCCCTGACTTCAGCTTCGATAAACTCTCGGCTAATTTCCATTACGGCTGATCCGACACCATCAAGTAGTAAGCTGTACCTGCGCTGTCCACGATCTTGATCGTGTGGCTCACAGCCGATGCCACGTCAGCAGCCACCATGGCAGCAGGAACGTTCATCAAATTGCCGATGGTTCCGGTGTTGCTGTTGGTGAATCGCATAAATGCAGCCGAACCAGGCAGGGTTACGCTGCTAGGGAAGTCGGAATCGACCTGGATTGCAGCCAACGTACCCCCAGGGGTGACACCAGCAGCAACACCCAGGGTTGCGCGGAGTGCGTTCGCTGCGCCGCTGATCGTGCCGCCAGTGTTTACCGACAGGCTAATGTGTGCGCCGTTGGTGGTCTGACCAGAACCTTGGGCTGCGGCCACTTGCGAAAAAACACGCAAGGTTTCACCAGCACCAGCGCCCCTAAAACGGGTACGCATATAGGAAGCGCGCATATCACCCGATTTGTGGGTCGTGTCGGCGTAAGTTTGGGTCAGGTTACCGGACGCCGAAACGTCAATCGGCGCCGATGCGGTGCCGACTTGGTAGCTATTCAGTGCGGGGTCTGCGTAGGCAACCCCAATTGCTTGGGTATTAGGCATGATGTAGTCCTTTCAACAGTTCCAATTCTTTAGGGATGCCTTGGCTCGTTCGGCTGGGCCTTTGGCGTGTTTTACCACCCCTTCCATTCTCGCGCAAAAACTCGCCTTACGTCCAGCGTCGGCCTTAGTTTTTGGATGTGGTGCTGGTGGTTTTAAATTTGCGTCATTCTTGCGGTTGTATTCGGCACGACCCTTGGCCGTCATCCCCGCACCCTTTTCGGTCGGGTTGTAGGTTTTGCCCTTGCCGGTCGTGGTTTTGGGTATCGGTTTGTCGTGTCCTTTGGCCATATTAATCCTCCACAACCATGCAAATGTCGGCTTCCTGAATAATCTGGTAATCCACGCCGTCAATATTCTGGATCGGCCAGTCCAAATAAGTGCCGTTGCCGTATTTGATAAATTCGCCCACCCTGACTTCACGCACCGCTGGGCCAACAGCAACAATTCTACCTTCGTTCATTTTTTCATTATTGACAACGTACAAAATGTCAGACATTTTTCTGACGTGCGGTTTGACAATAACGCGGTTACTCAGCGGTTGCAGCGGACAGGTCATTTTTTGGCTTCCTTCCTCGTTTTTTGGGTTCGACCATCTCATCAGTCATGATGTCGTAGACCGGCATAGTAACCACGGCGGTTAGTTGATGCTCACCGCACCAGTCCATTTCATGTTTATTTTGTGTTTCGGGGAATCGGCGGCACAGGCCCATGACTTGGGCCTGGCTAAAAAATCGGCAGGATTTGCAGCGCACTTCCATTATCGGATTGGCTTTCCTGCGCGAACAGCAGCGTTCAGCGACGCGGCCATTTCTTCGGCAATAGTGCGGACAGCCCGTTCGTGCATCCGCTTCATGCGGTGTTCAACGGGGGTTGCCACGCGTTCCGCGGTAGATGGCTTGGCTGATCTTTCCAGTTCGGTATGCTTCTTCAAGTGCATCATCTAGCCCCTTTCTAACTGCATTGTGGTTCAGTTTGGGCAATTTGTCAAGACCGCTTACCACTGTTGCATTCCCAGGGCCGCGGCTGTTGTCAATTACCGTCAAATGGAATCGGTGGTCGTTGCCGTATTTGGCTTGCAGCCGTTCCATCACGTCACGAACGCCCATGTGAGTACGGAAATGCTCGTTAATCGGCACAGTGCGGCCAGTGCCTAGTTCGGCTTCCATGCGTGATGCGCGGGACAGGTTGCCGTTTTTTAGGGCTTCCACGGGGTCACGATAGACGTAGGCAATACCGACCTTGCGGCCAGCGGCCAGGGCTTGCTTGACCTTTTTGTCAGCCGATTCAAACGTGTTCATGTTGGTGTCGTACACCATTTCCGCGTTTTGAATGCCCTTGGATTGCTGGGCTGCGGCTTGCAGACTGGTGGTCTTACCTGCGCCAGTGCCGCCCGCGGTAAACAAAACCGTGTTGTCGCGCCCTGGTGGTGTCGGCTGCGACAGCTTTTCGGCATACATTTGCTTTACAAACGCTGACGACGGTTCATGCACGTCAGCCGACTTAGTACGGTCGGCACGGTATTCGGGGGACATTTCACGGGCGTCGTCCGTGTTTAAAATGCGCCCGCCGTCGGTAGACGGAAGCGCCGCGTATTCCTGGGACAGCCCTTGGTAATCGTTCGCCAGGCGGTCGAAATACGCTTGTTCAATCGGATTGCCCGATTGACCTGGCATTTTGGGCTGCGGAACCATCCCTGCCAGGGCAGCTTGTGTGCCGCCCATGTCGGGGGGTTGTTGGCCCGCTGTGGCCAATTGCGACAGCGGGGTGGCCATTTATTTCTGGTACGACTTGCGGTCGTGGGTGTAACAAACGCCCTTGGAACGGCCACCGTCATAATTGTGGTTGCCGCCAGTCGCATCAGCTTTGCCCATGGCAACGCCGTTGACCAGCTTGCCGTGACGTTCACCGGTCATGTCGCTGCCGGATGCACCAGCCGGTGCCTTGCCGCCCGAACCGTAGCCCTTGGGGGTCATCTCTGCGTTGTCTTTCATAGTTTTCCCTTTCAGTTAAGGAATTTCAGTTTATACAGCGTTGAATCAATCAACTGCGTAATTTCGTCGATGATATTCTGAATCTCGGAATCTTGGGGCAAATCTTCGCGGGCATCGTCCACAAACTTCTGCATTGTTTTCAGGTATTTGACCGGATCGGTGCTGGCGTGGAATTCGGACGGGTATTTTTTGATCTTGTTGTATCGGCCTTGGTAGGCTTCAGCAAAATCGTCGGCCAGTTCGATAATGTCCTCGTAATAATGCCCCAGCGCCTTGTGCGCCGAATACGAATCGGTGGCCAAGTGCATAAAATGTGTCACCGTGCTGCTATGCAACAAGGTGGCTATAAATTCGGCGGCGTCATCATCCATAGGCTAATCATAGACGAAAAAAACGGGGGCGCACAGTCCCCCGCAAGCTGATGGCTACTGCAAAAATGAAAAAAGCCGCTGCCATTCTGTATCGTCAGGCACCGGTACGTCAATAGGCCAGCGGCCAGATTCAACTAATTCTTCAACTGTTTTTCGGTGGGCGTACCACCAGGCTTGCTGTCGCTCATGTTTTGACCATTTGCTGCCTTGGTCTATGTCAAAATGGCAAGTGAAGCATAGGGCTGCAATCAGGTTGTCGTCCGACTTAATTGACCGGCCTTTGCCGCCGCCCCAGTTGGTGTGCGACGCCTGGACACCAACACCGCAGCCGCATAACTGGCAGTCCAGTTCGGCCACAATCTTCAGCAGTTTTTTGGAACGAATGTATTTTCTTTTTTGGATTTGCATAATCTGTCGCTTTCGCCACAACGTCACAACTCGATTCCTTGTTGCACCGACCAGGCATACAGCCATTCAATAAACTCGCTGGCGTCCTCAACGCTGAATTTGTGGCTCTGCCAGCCCAATTGCACCACCCGTTCGCCGTCTAGACTTGGCGCGACCTTCCCGATCTTGCGGTTGGTTTCGTGCGCCCACTGGTCGATCAACAGTCGCTTCCAGTCATCATCCGACCAGGTTGACCCAGCGGTTCGCATCATGGCGCCAATCTCAGCAATCATGGCATGGAATTTGGCGTTTTGATCCAGGCTGCGCGTGGCCTTTTTGAGTTCCAAGCGCATCCGGCTCCCAGCCGACAAGGTGGTTTTGATGTCTGGCCAAATGCGTTCCATCAACATCCTGGCTTGCTGCGGGTTTTCCAGTTCAAAAATCATTTCAGCACCCTTATCACGCGCAACGCTGCGTCCACAGAATCGACAACGGCTAACGGGCCGCCCCGCCAGGCACCGTGCCAAACCAATTGATCTTCAGTCAGCCGCCGTTCGGATGGCGGTTTTTGGCCGTCCTTAACTTCAAGTAAAAAGGTTTGCCCCTGGTAACCCACCAGCAAATCAGGGACGCCCTTGCCAACTGCCGCCAAAGTCTGAACACTAGCACCGACGGCTCTAAGTGCCTTGACCACTTTTTCTTGGTTTTCATCAACCCTCGCCGCCCGCCGCATCTTTTTCCTTTTTGATGTCATCCAGCAGCATGGCCAACTTCGCCTTGCCCCTAGCCCGTTCTATGTCCAGCTTAGTTATCGACCACCAACTGTCGGCAGCGCGTTTGCCTTTTTTCTTAACCTGGTAGGTGTAGCGTTTTATCCAGTCCCGCGCTTCGCAAACACGGCGCCATTCTTCCCCGTAGGTGTGCGGTAATTTTTCGTCAGTCATCGAAGTTATTAATTTCTAAAAAACATATGACGCAATCAAAACAATTGCCAGCAAAACCCCAGCGCCAACCAACGCGGCACCAATAAAAGTAATGATGTGATAGGCCATCATACGTTTCGTTGTAATGGGGCGGCGTAAAGCGGCATCGTTGCTGTCGGCTTACCGTGCGCCCATACCTTCCAATCCGTTTTGCCTATATCGCTTTCGTTCATCCACGCCACTGGTTCACTGACAACACACTGCGGACACTTCCCGCCGATGCACTGGCTTCCGGTTTTGCAGGGTGGTTCAGGCTGTGGTGGGGCGGTGTAGAGTGGCGTATAAAACTCTGGGTCTGTTTCGCCGCAGACTTGAATGAATGAAGGCGTGCCATCCTCATACATTCCTTCAATGAACCACGCCACCGGCTCCGGTTCAGGTGCGCTAAGTCGGGCTTCAAGCAATTCGATCGCATCGTCAATCTCAGCAGGTAAACAAATTGCGTCTTTTCCTATGCTGAGTCTGTTTAATTCTTCCAGCGCAGCAAGAAGATTATGCGCTTCATCGCGGGTTAGTGTGATGGTCATGTTTCCTCACTTTGCGCCGCCAACACTTTGATTTGTTTGATCGGCATTTCAAATTGTTCGTGAATTTCCAAAATCATCACCGCGCTGACTGGATATTTTCGATTCCTGATTTTTGAAATTACTGGCGGCATTACATTTAATGCTTTTGACAATTGCGCGTCATTTTTGATTTTGTAGGTTTTCAGCAAATAATCCAGCAACGCGTGATCTTTGCGTTCCCATGTGCCGCGGATTTTTTCTGTGTTCATTGCGTCCCCTTTTTGTGATTACAACTTGTTGGCTCGAATTAATTGGCATTTCACGCGGTCAGCATGAGAATAGTCAGGGCTAATTTCAGCTACCGCGCAATTCAACTGGGCTTTAGGCTTGGCCTCCAAAGCCAGGGCGGCCATGTACAGGCACAGCATGGCCACCACCGAAACATAAACGTAAATTAAAAGTTCTTTCATCGCATCCTCATTTTTTCAACCAACTGGGCAATTTGCTTCCTTGCTTCCTCGGCACGGCTACGCTGCTCGGCCAGTTCAGCCTGGGTCATTTGGCGTTCCAGGTGAAAGTTTGGCTTGTCAGGAATCTTCGGCCCTTCGTTCAGCAACTTGGCAAATTGCAACGCGGTCGGTGGCCGGTCAGGATTCATGTATTGCAGGGCGTAATCCATCTTTGGCCGGTAGGTCAGACCAATGCCGCACGTTTCTTTCCAAGTCTGACGAATCAGGTCAGCATCGACGTTTTTCCAATTGCTTTGAAACGCAGCGCCATAAACGCCATTCATTTTGGCGAACACATAATCAAACCCCGTGTCGGCATTACAAAAGTCGCTTTGTTTCCACATGGATCACCTCGTTGGTTTCGTCGATTGTTTTTTCCCAAAAGTTTTTCGGTTTAGGGGTAGCCATGCCCCTGGTCAGTTCGGCCATGTGTTCGCGGGCGCGTTCGGATTCAGTCTGGTTTTCAGCAACCCATTTGGATTTAAAACTAGCCCAGTTTCGCAAGCAACATTCCTTGATTGCATCCTCAATCGAATAACCAGCCTTGGCAGCTTCGTTACAAAAAAGTTCCCAGGCGGTTTGAGTAAGCGGGGCATTTTTTTTGTTTCTTATAATCAACCAATCATTCCAAAGTTGTTCATTAATAAAATCAGGCCGCGCCATAATGGCGCCTTCCTTGTTTCCTTTTCCCCTTCCTTTCCCTTCCTTTCCCTTCCCTTCCACTTGAGCATGCACAAGAGGCGTGACAAACGCGTTGTCCACGCGTTCTTCACGCGTCAAAACCGTTGATTCTTCTAGTGATGGCAGGATTGATTCTTTTTCTCGGTTGTTGATTACTTGATGCAAATGCCAAGTTGGTATACAACCAAATTCTTGGTTATTTTTTAAATATTTGACAATAAATCCACACGCTAACAACGCGTCGAGCACGCGTGAAAAATCCACCTCATCATATGGCAGCACATCTAATTTCAACGTTCTTGGATTCCATTTGAACCGCCCCTCTCTGTCGCAAGCAGTCCATAAACCAGCAAACGAAATTCTTAATGGAAGTTTGTATTTAATTTCAGCTTCATACAAAGCAACGTGCCTAAAAAAATCTGGCTTTATTGTTCTAATTCTGGCCATATTCTTTCTCCAAAAAAATTTTCGTTAAATCATTTATTGATATTTTGGAAAGAATATCGCAAAGACTATCAAAATCGTATGACGTCACATATCCAATTTTCGCCAAAGCCAAAATTACATTGGCTTTAGATGCGGTTAGCGCGTCATGTTCTTCTAAATGACAGTCTTTGCACAAAGTTATTATCGTTTCAATATCATAATCCCACGGCTTTTCGGCATAAGGATGGTAATGAACGTGGTGCGCGTTCAACGTTTCTTCTTTATCGCCGCAATTTCGACAAGTCCAGTTGTCACGCTCAAAAACACGCAACCGCAACTGTTGCCAGCGCGGGTCTAAAAGCTGTTCAGCATAGGTTTTCTTGTGCATAGCACTCTCCGCAAATCTCCCAGGAAGGAAACAACGGCAGGCGGGGAGTTCGCTTTTCGGCCAGGGGATCAATCCCAGCCTATCCGTGTCTCGCACAACTTTACTCTGTAAACCACTCAGGACGCAAGGCCCGCAACTGCCAAACCCGCGCCTGGGGAATCCTTGGCCCCCACAGGCTGATGGCTTGGCGCGTGATGCCCAGCAGCCTGGCTAATGCCACCTGCGACCCCGCTTTTTGAATTGCTTGCTGT